ATTTTCTGAGTTTTATATAAATGGTATTACTTTCGGGCAATGGAATGAAGAATTTAATACATACTCTCTAAATGGAATAACAGAAACCACAGTCCCATCAAGCATAAGTATTTATGGCGGATATGATGCAGTAGAGGCACAGGCATACGGAGTTGCAGAAGACTCTGGATACTATATTACTGAAGGTGGTTTAAGATGTAAGAATGCGGGTATTCCTTTGGTTTATGGCGCAAGTGGAGTAACAAGATTAGAACCAAATACTGACGCATCTTTAATTCTTCCAGGTAAAGGATTTTTAAATAAAAAAGGACAGTATAACGATTACACAATTGAGTTCTGGGCAAGAATAGCAGTAAACACATCTACACCATTTAAAATATTTGGACCAATAGCATCTGAAGATGGCCTGTATGTTGAGGATGGATTTTTAACATTGGTTATTGGCGATCAATTTTCATCACACTTCGTTGGTGAGTGGTTTAGACCAATGCTTATCCATATTCGCTTAATTAAAGATTCTGCATCTCTATTGGTTAATGGTGAAGAAGTTTTATCATTATCTTTGGATACTGTCAATCTAATCCTTCCAGCAGAACTTGATAATAGCGGAGATGATCAAGATTGGGTAGGATTCTATGCAAGTAATACCGTTTATCCTTTTGAAATTGATTGTGTTGCTATATATTCTTATCAAGTTCCAGTTACAGTTGCAAAGCGCAGGTGGGTTTATGGACAAGGAGTTGTTTCTGCAGAAGGAATAAACTCATCATATGGAGGAACAACTGCTTTTATAGATTATCCATTTGCAAATTACACCGCTAACTACAACTATCCAGATTTTGCTGGTTGGGACCAAGGAAGTTTTGATAACCTAGCAACTAGTCAAACAAATTTAAGAACACCTGAGTATGCTTTACCAGAAATATTTTTGGGCACTAAAACATTACAAGAACTATATGATGATAACAAAGACGTACAAGATAATGAGTCTGGCCCTGTTATTAGCGATAAGTTTTTGTCTTTTAAGCCTAACAATACTTGGAACTCTATTGAATCGTATATTAATTTTTCAAGATTTAATTTGTTATCAAGTGAAGTTGAGAGTTGTTACGGAGTATTTAGTTCTCACAACCTAGCATCAGATGAGATATTATTTAAAATTTACAATCCACTAAACAGTAACTATTTTACAATTCTTAAAGACGGTAATCTAATTAAATACTCTTTAACCTATAATGGAACCACCCAACTGTTATTTACTTCTAGCGCAATAACTACTAATAGCCTTTTTGCAGTTGGATTTAATATAAAAACATTATCAGAAAAATTTGGCAGCAATGTAAGTTCTTTTTTTGGAAATCAAAGTTCATTAAAAATGTATGTATGTGGAGATGATTCTGGAGACTACACCTTTACAGGAAGACTTTATTCTGTTGGGCTAGGAACAACCTTAAATTCTACAAAAATAACAACTTATGTTGACGCAAATGGATTTATTGAATTAGACAAAGGACAACAACTAATTGATCACACAGCCAGTTATACAATTCTTCCATCAGAGGCATATGAACAATATTTCTTAGACATAGGTGTCGCAGGATATTGGCAAGATTATCTACCCCTTTCTTACTTTGCTCAATTTGTAAAAAATAGCAGCGATGAAGAGTTTTATGAAATAGACTTTTTACAGTTTAACTTAGGGTATCCAACAACAACCACTCTACAGCAAGAGTCTGGAACATCTTCTTCGTATTACAATACAGATGGTGCACAAATAAAAAGTTATGTAACATTTCAGTATGTGGCAGATGGTGCAAACATTCCTACTTCTTTTGCCAATGAAGAGCCACCAGATGAATATAAGGTGCTTGATTTAAATGACTATGAAGACTGGGAAACAACAAAATTTGAAATTTTAAATAATACATTGATTTACCCAATTAAAACCATAGACTTTAATAGAATTGCAATTGTCTATAGTCTTGAATTTAACAGCCGTGGAGTTTTAACTAAGCCAATTTTATTAAACAAGTTGCAATTAGCCTCTCAAGCACTTAACGATAACTCGTTTAATCCAGTAGGAACAAGATTTGGAGTAGATCTATTTCCATATAAAAAGAATGGTATTTACTTTGACTACAAGTCTAAGAATGCATTTAGTATATATAAAGAAAGTACCCCTTACTTGTACTTAACAAAAACATCTGGAATTGAAGTGCGTGGTGAAATAAATATTTTAGAAAATCGTGGATTAAATCTTCCAATTAACAAAGAATTGGCAACAGACTACAAAGTAAGCGCCATGCAATTGTGGCTAAGATATGATCAAGACGCATTTCCAGCAACAGCAACAGAAATTTTTGAAATTAACCATAAAGGTGGAACCCTAAAATTTTACCTACAGGCAAACAGCGCTGACCTAGACAGGGGCAGGATATTTGTTTTGAATCAAAACGGTGTTCCCTATAATGGTGTTGGATTTTATTTAAATGGTAGTCTAGTAAGAGAACCAGTCCTATCTCTCAAAGAATGGTCCTCAATAGGAATAGCATTTTTAGCCTCTCTTGTCTATAATTCATATCTTGGAAGCATTAATTTGACGGGACCAATACTATTTAATAACATTGCATACTATCAGGCAAACAGCCTACAAGAGGTTGAAAGCAGAACACTAAGAACTTGGTTTCAGGTATTAACAGACGGTATCACAACAAATGATTGGCAATTTTGGCTTAGTAACTTTACCTGGGATGGCATGTTAGTAATAGGATCATCAGAGTTCTATGGAATTAACCCGTCCGATATTTATAAGACATACATAGGCACAAATAAAATAATTGTTGATGACGGAGAAGGTCTGGTCTACCAGCCTGAAAAATTAAATATATATGCAAGCACAGAGTGGTCAACCAACGTCTCCACACCAGTATAGTCTGATATACTTATGGTTATGGAATCCCTAATTAATCCAAAAACTGGTAAACCTTATGTTAAAAATGTACGCCGTCAGGTAATAGATAAGCATTATGACTGGGGTCTTTACGTATATAAGACATCTACTGGTAAATGGTTTACAGACGACGAAGGCTCAGTTTTAAACATACCGTCCGACCGTGGAGATCTTACAAAAATTGCAGAATTAAAAAAGGTTGCAATACACAATGGAGATGATGGACTTGGCAAAGCGGTATTTGTTCCAGGGTTGACTCAGGTTAGTGAAGAAGAGTATTCTGAACAAAAAGCAAGAATGAGAGAAGGCTTGATCCCTTCAATGAATGACTTAGGCGCTTGGCATGCAGCACAACAGACATTAGAAAAACATGGAAGAGGGGCTATAGATGAGTGAAGAACAGTATATCCGTGCAAGTCTTAATACAGAAGAAAAAGAAGACAACATCTTTAAATCACATGATCCCTTTAATAGAACTTGGGATGCTTTAAAAGATTATGTTGGGCTTGACCAAAACTTTCGTCGCAGAACAACTCGTAATTTAACAAAATATGCCGCACCAGAATTTAATGAAACATACTTAGACGCAGCAAACGCAACACCTTCTGGAGTAAATGCGGGATCCAAACAAATCAATCCTGGCACGGTATATAGAAATGGTTACGGACTATTTGACGTAATTACTCCTCCATATAACATGTATGAGTTAGCCAACTTCTATGACACATCATTTGCTAACCATGCTGCTATTGACGCTAAAGTAGAAAACATTGTTGGTCTTGGATATCGCTTTGATATTTCAGATAGAACGCTATTAAGGTTTGAAATGAACGACGATGCAGGTGCGGTAAGCCGTGCTCGTAGTCGTATTGAAAGAGCCAAGATTCAAGTACGGGACTGGCTAGAAAATTTAAATGATGATGACAGTTTTACAAAAACAATGGAGAAGGTTTACACAGACCTTCAGGCAACAGGTAATGGATTTATTGAAGTAGGTAGAACAACTGCTGGAGAGATTGGCTATGTTGGCCATATTCCAGCAACGACTGTCCGCATACGACGCTTGCGTGATGGATTTGTACAAATTATTGGTCAAAAGGTGGTTTACTTTAGAAACTTTGGAGCAAAGAATGCAAACCCTATGGGCACAGATCCACGCCCCAATGAGATCATTCATTTAAAAGAGTACTCACCTTTAAATACATTTTATGGTATTCCAGATATTATTGCAGCAATGCCATCTCTTATTGGAGATCAACTTGCTTCTCAATATAACATTGACTACTTTGAAAACAAGGCTGTTCCACGATATGTTGTAACTTTAAAGGGTGCAAAACTTTCGGGTGATGCTGAAGATAAAATGTTTAGATTTTTACAGACTGGACTTAAGGCTCAGTCACACAGAACTCTTTATATCCCGCTTCCTGGAGACACAGAAGGCAATAAGGTTGAATTTAAGATGGAGCCAATTGAAAATGGTATCCAAGATGGCTCATTTAAAGAGTATCGCAAACAAAATCGTGATGATATTCTCATTGCCCATCAAGTTCCTATCTCAAAACTAGGTGGTGCAGACTCTGCAGGAATTGCAGCAGCACTTTCTCAAGATCGCACATTTAAAGAGCAGGTATCTCGTCCAGCACAAAGACATTTAGAGAAGGTTGTAAACAAAATTATACGAGAAAAAACAGACATTCTTGAACTTAAATTTAATGAACTAACTCTAACTGATGAAATTGCACAATCTCAAATTCTTGAAAGATATGTAAAGACTCAGGTTATGACTCCAAATGAGGCTCGTGAAATGTTAGACTTGCCACTAAGAGCAGATGGAGATACTCCATTTGTTATGTCTCCAAGACAAGCAACTGATGCTAGAGCAAATTTAGCAGGGGATCGTCAAAGAGATTCAGAAAGAACAAATAACAATTCTGATTCACCAACTACAATATCTGGTCGCAATGCACAGGGTGAAGGTAGATCGTCTCAATAGTTGAGAAACTTCTTCAAAGCGGTGCTATAATTATAACGTTATGTTAACAAATAAGGCTCATTGGGAAACTAAAGGTGACAATGTTCGCCTTTCAATGCCCATCGGAAAAATAGACGTTGAACGCCGTATGGTGTCTGGCTTTGCAACGCTTGATAACGTTGATCGTCAAAATGACATTGTAACAACAGAATCTAGTATAACTGCTTTTAAAAATTTTCGTGGCAATCTTCGTGAAATGCACCAACCAAGTGCTGTTGGCAAAATTGTTTCTTTTAAAGAAGACAAATATTTTGATCCAAGTACTAAAAAGTTTTATAGTGGAGTTTATGTTTCTGCCTATGTTTCAAAGGGTGCACAAAATGCATGGGAAAAAGTTTTAGACGGAACCTATACTGGTTTTTCAATAGGTGGAAATATTAAAGAGTGGGATGACGCTTACGACGAGAAAATAGACAAAACAATTCGTGTAATTAAAACTTACGAGTTGTCAGAACTTTCTCTTGTAGATAATCCAGCAAATGAATTTGCTAACATAGTATCTATTGAAAAAATTAATGGCCAAAATGTAGTTAGTGGTTATCTGTCAAAAGCAGAAATTGAAAATGTATTTTGGGACTCAGAAAACGGTATTGTTATGGTATCTGATTCTGACTCTGCAACAAGTCCAGTAAATGGTAATGCAATGCAGAATATTGGGTTTATAGAAAAAAATGATAAAGATACAGAAAAACTAATAAAATTCTTAGTTGATAGTGCTAAAGGCATTAATACAATTAAGATTACTAAGGAGGTAAAACTAATGACAGAATCAACAGACACAGTTTCAGAAACTGTAGTTGAAAATGCAGAGGTTGCTCCAGAGGCACAAGCAGCAGAGGTAGTAGCAGAAGCAACAGCAATTGTTGCAGAAGCAGTAGAAACCCCTGCAGT